CGCAGTTGATCGGCCTCGCTGCGCGCCTCGTTACGTTCGTGGCGTGTGCGGACCAACTCTTCGACCAATGGCTTTTTCTTCGGCTGCGGCTCGCCTTCCTTGCCAGTCGTTTCAGCGCCCGTCGTTTGCGTCTCGCCCGTGGGTTGGTCAGGCGTCTTCGCTTCGGGTGCCGCAGCGGCTTGGCCGGTGAGCTGTTGCATCAGCGTCTCGGAGGTGACAACAGAACGTGTTTCGGACATGGATAACTCCACGAGCCCCAATAAAAACGCCCCACGCGGCGGGGTGACCGGGTGGGGCGAGAGTGAAACCGAAAACTGTCAGTGCGTCGCGTCGTTCTTGGCTGCCGCCTCGATCGCTGCGGCTTCCTTGCGGCCGTCCACGTGCGCCAGCAACAGCGCAACGTGGCCTTTGATCTCTTCGATGTCGCGTGCAGTCGTGTCGCGGCTCGCGACGTCGTGACGCTTCGTTTCGTCCTGAATCTGCGTTCGCTGCATTTCGCCCGACTGCCGTAACTGCTCGACGGAGAGGCGATATTTCTTGTCGAGTTCGGCCGCCTGCAACTGCTGCTGCAGCTGCTGATTCTGGCCGTGCAGGTTCGCGATCATCGTCTTCACTTCGTCCGGCAGGTTATCCGGCATCTGCTGCTCGGCCATCGCGATCGGGTTTGCCGCGGCGAGCCTGTCGGCAATCTGATCGGCGCCCGGCCAGTCGAATTGCCGCATGATGATGTCGTCCGCCGTCATCGCGACCTTCTCACCAAGCGGCGTACCGAGCAGCCCAAGCATGTTCGCGGCCGCTTCTTCGCGCTTCGTCTGGTAGCCTGGGCCCGTGTCGATCACGATGTCGTACTCGCCGACCGTCACGTCGTTCAGCGTGGCCGTAATGACACCCTGCTCGTTCATCTGCTTCTGGTTGATCGTCACGCTATCCGGCACGCCGTCTTCGCCGATGATGCGGATGACGCGCTGCGTGTCGTAGTAATGCGGGATCAGATCCAAGATGATCTTGCCCGTGTGCCGGATCGACCGGCACAGATTGTCGTAGAAGTGGAAGTTCGAGCGGTCGGACTGCTGCTGTCGGCGCTGCACCATGACGCCGCTCGTTTCTTGCCCGGGTGCGCCGAGCGCCGGGTCGAACATGCCCGCAACGGCCTTCATGTCCTCGCTGGCGCCGATCGCGGCGTTCACTTGTGCCTGCGGCATGCCCTGCGGTTGCTGACGCTCGGGCGGCGGTACGGGCGTCGTGCCATCGAGCGTGACGGGTTTGTATTCGAGGTAGGCGAAGCTTTTGTTGTTCGCCGCGTTCCATACCTCTTCTTTGCCCTCAAGCTGGCCTTCCGCCACGATCCACGGTGCTTTCGGAGCCAGCGCGATTACTTCCGTCTCGCACGTGCGCCAGTAGTTGAACATGCGCTGCGGGTCTTGCATCCCGCGCACCATGCCGTAGCGGATCACCTTTCCCTCGATCTCATACTCGGCGCCGTACACCGGAATGACCGGAATCCAGCGGCCAGGCCATTCGCGCTCGGCAAGGATCTCTTTGGCGGTCATCTTGTACCACATGACCCGACGGCGCACCGATTCGCGTTGGTCCACGATCGTGATGCCAAGGCGGTCAAGCTCGTCCTGCTTCAACTGCGACTTGTAGGCCGTCTTACCGGTCGAAAGCAGGCACAGCGTATCGGGCGTCTTTTCGACCTTGAAGTACTCCGCCACGCGGATCTCGTCGTCGGTCGCCCAATCCATGAACTCATCACCGGCGCCCAGCGTCTTGAAGTCGACGAACTGCGCTTTCGGATACTTGCGCCGGAATTTCTTCTTTTTCATCCGGTCGCTGATGATGCACCACTCGGCATCCGAGCCGTCTGGCTGCGTGCTCGACGGGTCGAAGTACACCGTGAACGGGTTGCGTACGCGATCGACGTACAGCTCCTGATCGAAGCTATCCTCACGCACGTAGCGCGACGCCACGCGCCAATAGCCCCAGCCCATGCGCACTTGGAAGTCCGCGCCCGTATCGTAGGCGACGTCCGCATTGCTGTTGACCTGGATATGCCGCATCAGGCCGGCTAGGACGTCTGCCTTTTGCTTGTCGGCGCCATCCGCCACCGCATGCACCTGAATGCGCGGGCGCTGCTCACGCATGTTGTTGACCGCCTGCCGTACGAACGCATCGGTCTTGTTGATCGTGAGACAAGGACGGTGCTCGAGCTCACGCGCCGTTTGGATATTCGTCGGCCATTGATCGCCAGCAGCGAACTTCAGGTCGAGCAGTGCCTGCGCGCGGTTCTGCGTATCGGCGTCGACGGCGATCTTAAGGTTCTCGGCGCACTCTTTGATGATTCCGCTATCGCCGGATTCGAGCGGCTTGCCTGCGTGGTCGACGATCATGCCATCCAGCTCCCAGCACCGCCTATCAGGTGCTGCGGCACGCGCGACACCTGTGGCTTCACGACACGCTTCACAGCCCGGCGCGCACCCTCGCAGGCATACCGCAGGGCATCGATCACGTGATTGTCCTTGTCTTCGAGAATGGGGAGAACCTGATCCGTCAGCGGATCGGTCTTGTAGCGGTACAGCGAAAGCTCGTCGATCGTATGGACGCAGCGCGGATGCACGATGATGTCGAACGACTTCAGGAACTCGACGCCCTCTTCCAAACTCCCCGGCCCCTTCACAGCCTTCGTGATGCGCGGGAAACCGTTCTTCTGCATGTGGCTGATCGTCTCTGGACGCGACGAGTCGGCCGTGATCGGCCATTTCTCGGCATCGGGCACGCTCATGAACAACTCGGGCAGGTTCACGATCTCGCAGCCGACCTGATATGCCTCGTGATCGACGTACAGCGCGTTGCCTTCGATCGAGCAGCGAATGAGCACGCTCGGATCGATCGAGAAGCCCCAGTCAGCGCCGAGGCGGAAGATCGTGCCCGCCGGCCGCTCGAATTCTTCGATGCGCCAGTTGTGGAAAACTCGAGCATTGCTGCTCTGCTGGTAGCCACCGAGCCAGATGTGCGTGTACTTGTCGACATCGCGCCGATTGTCGTACTCCATCTCGGCGACAAGTTCGGTCTCGTGGAACCACGGATTGTCCGAATAGTTCGCCTGTACAACGACTGCGCCAGGCGGCGGCTCAGCTCCGCGCAGCAGCGCATCCACTGGGTCCGTCTTGAAGCGCGGATTCCATGAGAACCACAGTTCCGACTTCGGTTTGCGGATCGTCGGGCGCAGCATGTCGAGCGACTTTTGGCTCGCCGTCTGCGCTTCCTCGAACCACGCGATGTCGTACCCCTCGAGCGATTTGATCGACTCGGCCGTATGGTTCGCCATCCCTTCGAAGATGATCTGGCCGCCGTGGATGCTCTTGATCAACGCGTCCTGCACGTCGAAGTAGTAGCCGGCGTTCATCGTCTGAATCTTCGATTCCAGCAGCTTCTTGACCGACTGCTGCAGCGACTTTTGCTTTTCGCGCACGCAGACGACGTCTGTCTTTTCCATCGCCGAGCGCTCGATCACCGACTCGCCGAAGAAGTGCGACTTGCCGGAGCCCCGGCCACCGTATGCACCCTTGTAGCGAGCAGGCTCGAGCAGCGGCTCGAACACCCGCGGCGTCTCGATCACCCGCTCCGGCCCGCTCATTTCGATTCGACCGTCTTTGAGTCGATGATGCGACGCGTGATTGTGCCGATCCGACCTGTCACGGGGTTGTTGATCCGCTCGATCTCTTCCTTGTTCGCGCGCAGCAGGTTCACGCCGATCTCACTCGACTCATTAGCCAGCTTCGTCAACGCTGCGATGCCCTTCAGTGTGCCGATGCTTTCCTCGTTCAGCGGCTGCGCGTCGTCGATCTCGGCTGCCTTGCTATGAGCAATCCCAGACAACCGATGCGCGGTAGCTGCGCCAAATCGAGCCGCACCTGCGAGATGCTCGCTGATCGCCTTCAGGTCATCGGCGAGCGAACGTGCTGCGATTTGTTCCGACGCGTTGAGAAATGAAAGAGCGCGCTCAGTTTCAACTATTTGATTCGCAACGTTTTTGATTGTTGCGTTACGTTGCGAAAAGCGGCGAGTAACCGCGGCGCGATCAACCCCGAATTCTTTCGCCAAAGCTGCGGCCGATTCGCCGGCGAGCAGGCGCTTACCGATCGCCTCCCACTGGGCATCGGTGAGCTTCGACGGGCGTCCCATCATTGCACCTCGGACAGGAACCGGCGCTCGATCGAGCCGGTGACGCCCGTATCGACCATTTCGACCTCGACCCAGCCGCGCTCAAAGGAATCGGTGTTCGGGTTGTAGCCGTGCTCAGACACGAGGCGAACGCGCTTTCCGTCGTTCGGGCTCGTCGGGCAACAGATGACGTGGGTCGCTTCCATCACACCGCTCCGCGCCATCCGCTGATGGAATACGTGAGCACTTCGCCTCGCACGCGGACATGCAGCGGGAGGCGGTAGCTCAGCGCTCGGACCTTCTGGGCCATGTGGTGCCCGTCATGCAGCGCCCGAATCGGCAGTTGGACGAGCGGCGCGCGCCTCATTCCAACACCCCGCATACATCCGCCTCCTGCATGATCAGGTAGCGCTTTCCGTCTTCCCTGTGCTCACGGTGCTCGAACTCGCCGAACACGATGCGATCGCCGACGTTGAGCACGAGCGGGATGCGATGGCCGGCACTGTTGCGCTTGCCCGGGCCGACGGCCACGACCGTCCCTGTCTTGCCGAGGTGTCGCTTGCTCTCGATCGTCTGCGCCACTTTGACGACGATTCCCGCGTCGGTTACGTCGTCGCGCAGATCGTCAGGTTCCACGACGATTCGGTCTTCGGTCGGCTGGATCATCGTTTCTTCCCAAAAGCGCGGCGAGCAGCCGCATCGATCTTCTTGCGCTCGGCCGGCGTGGCATAGCGCTCGTACGACTCCGCCGCGCGGACATGCGCCTTGTCCTCAAGCGGAAACTTGCGGTCCTTCGGATCAGCGAAGTCCGACGGCTTCAGGCGCTTTCGAGCCAGACTGCTCAACTTTGCCATTCCGGGTCCAGAAAGAAAAAGCCCGGCCGGAGCCGGGTAAAGGAATCAATCAAGTGATCTTTTGGCGAAACCTGTCAGAACTGACAGTTTCCACCATCAGTGCGCGGAGTAATGTAATTGGCTCCGCGTAGCGCGGATCAAATAAAACAGGAGACCAATATGACAAAATTCACGACGCGCGTGGAATTGCATAGCGCCGTCAGCAAAGACTACGACAAGCTTCACGACGAAATGGAGAAGGAAGGATTCACCCGGACCTGGGAGACTGACGATGGGACCGTCTATCATCTCCCGACTGCTGAATACGACTATCGAGGTAACGAAACGAAGAAAGAAGTCCTTGATCTCGCCATCAAAGCGTCTAAGCGAGTGAAGCCGAGTTTCGAGGTGTTCGTTACCGAATCGAATGGCCGTATCAGTCACAATCTTACGGAAGCTTGATGGTATTGCGACGCCCAGGCGGTTGAGCCCGCTTGGGCATAGCGACAGTCATCCAGCCTGCCTATCAAGCACCAATTTTCGGGCATTGTGTTCAATCGGCACAAGCGCTGTGATGTTCAGCCGAAATTGAACACTTCTCAGCTGTCATCGATTCATGCACTTGCCGAATCGTCTCGCGCATGGCCATGGCTTTACGAGCGAATCGGCGGGCGCGGTTGTAGACGGTTCCGCGCGCGCATTGATGATCTCGCGCCAAGCCCTTGATGTTCGCCCGGTACCAGTAGACGCCCAGAAACGCCGCGGCCTCGATCTCATTGCCTTCCTGTTCGCAGAGACCATGCACAGCCGCGTTGAAGAATGGCATCTCCGCGTCCATGAACGCATCCGGCTCGCGCGTGCGTCCCTTCGCCGGCTGCAGCCGAGCCAGGATGTTCGACTTTACCGTTGGGGCCAGTAGGCGCCGGGTAGCGCACCAGAACACCCAGCGGTCGACGTAGGCATCGATGTCGGCTTCGTTCATAGTTCTCCTTCGCCAGTCATGGCACACTCCACATACCCGCAATTCAAGCAGCGAGCCGTTTCCGTCGAGGTCTTCTCCGGGACGTTATAGAACGATGACGGCAATAAAACGCAATCGCACTTCGGACATTGTTGCGCCTTCGCACCATCAATGGTTAGCCCCTTGATGGAAATGGATGGTTTACCTTTGATCGCTATCACGCTTGCAACCCCTGGTTCAATTCGGATGATTCAAGACCGCTATGCAGCGCCACGATAACGCTCTTGACACACTCGGGGCATGCGACAAGCCGGCCTTGCTGGTCGCCGTTCTCTGCTGCGTGGTCAATGCTGGTGAAACTGAACTCATGGGGTATGGGTCGGCCGCACCACGAGTGGCCTTTCTTGTCCACTCGCGATCGCTCGATGCATTTGACGTAGTCGGGTCTACTCATTCTTTCCTTCTCCCCCAGGATGGCTGAGTTCGGCAACGGTTGATCGCTTACTCTTCCGGGAAAAGTTCGGCCAGGATCTGCCCATACTGCTTCTTGCGCCGCTCGGCGAGCGCGACCTCATCCATTAGCTTGAGCAACTTCGCGAAATCGATCTGCTTCTGCGCACAGAGCTCCTGGATCGATGCCTCGGTCGAGATCAACTGCTCGTCGATCTTTGCCATCTCGAGCTCGGCCTGGGTCTTCACTTGCCGAGCGCGGACAGACGCAAGCGCCGCGTCGAGCTTTCCTTCGACATTGCGATCAGTTCTTTGTAGGGCTTCAGCTTCATTGTTCATCCTCAGTGAGTAGGACGAGCAGACGCTCGTCAGGGTTTTTTGTGGTTGCTACCGATGACAAAGTCGAACCCAAGACCGGCATTTGCCACACGACGTTCTGTTGCATGCCCATCTCGTACTCAAGCCGTATTTGCTGTTCACGCCTGCGTACTTCCTCGTCGACCATCTGGCGCATGTAGTACTGGTCGGCGCTATCTATGAACCGGCTGACGGCCATGGATCAGTCCTCCAGCAAAAGCAGCAAGAGGCGCTCGTTTGAGCCCTCCTCTTCAGATGCGTCACGCGGGCGAGTTCCCAGTGACCGCGCGAGCGCATCGGTATCGTTCGAGATTCCATCACCCATCGGAGTCGCGCCTTGCCACGCTTGCGGCGAACCGGAATTCCACCCGAGTGATCCGTTCATCAGCAGCGGGTCCATCATTTCTGCGCTCCCAGCGTTAAAGCGGCGACGTTCATGGCCCGTTAGTCCACGATCGCCCAGTCGTCGGCGAGGCAATCCGTAACACTCGGCACCCATGTGCTGACACGCTCGTCGACAGTCTTGAGTGCGAGATAGGCGTTGTACGGAACGAGCGATCCCTCACCGAAATGAGCCTTTGCTGCGCCCGTCTGCGCCGGATATGAAGCGGCAGGCACGAGGTAGGTGAACATCCCTTCGCCGTTCCAGCCAGCCCGCGCGACACGTGCGCCCTTCTTCAGCGCCTCGATTGCGAGCCCGAACGACATGCCGCTCGTCGGCCTATAGGCGGAATCCGCCTGTGCCTTCGGCGACCAACTCACGTAGCCTGCGTAATGCGGCGTGTTCGGCGCGCCACCGTCGACGTATTCGACGAGGTAGCCCTCGTCTTCTGGGTTCTCGTCGGCCGGTACTGTCCAGCCGCGGAATTCGTTGTATTCGAGCCGCGTCATGGGCTGCATGCGGACCATCTTCGTGCCGATGTATTGCTGCATCTGTTCTCTCCAAATACCCGGAAATCGGGCAATTAATACGTCGTCGGTTTCGCGATCGAACGAAACACTGCCATGAAGCCCTTCTACAGGTCGGTCCGGCCGATTGCCAGCCAGCGCTTGTCGACCTCGGGAAGCGTCTCGAGCATGTCCAATTCGACGCGCAGGTCCTCGGCGAATTGCTTGATCACATTCATCGACGAGATCTCTTCCGGCGTCAGGCCCCGGTAGTCCTTGATGTGCTGATGCTGGTTTTCCACTTCCTCTCCTTTGGCGTCTCGCGCCGTACTTGGTACTAATTAGTACTCCTCAATTCCCCTAACACCACATCCCTACGCTTAACCGCTCCGAGGAGAGCAGACTCAGCCCATCCTGAGTCTGCCTTTACAACGCATTCCGCTCGTCGGATCGCATTGACTCGGTCAGCCTTTCGATCTCGGGTGCTGCCTTCGCCGCCGTTACCGGTGTTTCAGATCTTTCCCGCAGTTCCGGTTCTTCCCACGCCGCTGCCGTTAAACCATGTCCGTCCAGCGTGGTGCTTTACTTCAGATGACCAGTCGTGCTCCCTTCATGATCTGCATGCGCACCTTCGCCGGCCCGCGATCACCCCATTCCTGCAGCGCGTCGGCCCAGTCAGTGCCTTGGATACCTTCGGGATAGGCCAGACCGCATCTGATCGTCTCGGCGGCCTTCCTGCCGTTCTCGACACCCCTGTTGATGCCTTTATCGCGCTGCGTCTCCCAGTCGTTATCTGCACAGACGACTACCATTCCGCGGACTTTTACTTCCTGAGCCACGGCAATCAGGTTTTGAGCGTCGAAACAAACGACGACGGATGAATTCGTTACTGTCTGGAAGACCGCCAGTCCGGTTGCAAAACCTTCTACGAAGCATGTGACGGTGCTGCCTGGTCGCGACATGACAAACGACGCGCCTCGGGTCGAGCAGCCTTTCCGATACAGCTTTTCGCCGTCCATCGAGATGTTCTGGATGCTCACCAAGGCGCCATTGCGGTACATCGGGATAACCAGGTCATCGCCTTCGAGGCGCAGACCTTTGCAGCCGCGCAGAGACAACCCTTTGCGCTCTATGTAGGCGTGCCAGTCGGTCAGGATCGGGAGGGACTCCCAGTGCTCTCGCATACGCGTTACCGCTCGAGCGCGCGCCGCCGCTTCCTGTTGCCGGACACGCTTGATACGCTCATCCATCGCACCCTGATCGGCGAGGCTGATCGGCTTATCCGATCTCCATTCGCAGTAGCCATCGTCAGTCGCGAAGTTCTTGTAAAAGCCGCGCTGCCCATCAGCCCATAGCAAGTAGGCACCATTTCGCTTGCGTGGCTTGTCGACGGTCGGGCAGCGGTACCACTTCCCGTCAGCGACGATCCGGCGCGGCATTAGACCGTGAGCGATCATGGCCTGCTCGAAGTTCATGCGGCCTTCCTTGATACGGCACGGCGCTGAATCCAATAGCGCTTGTCCATATTCACGAACTTCTTGGCTACTTCGGGTGTAGGCAGAATCGGGATCGTGTCGAAGAAGTCCGCCTTCGCCATGCTGCCGGTCAGTTCCTTGTACATCGCGTATGCTTTGCTCTTCGCGCGGTACATGTCGTCGGACTTACTTCTGGCGTAATGACAGACCATCGGCCAGATGTCAGTAAGCAACCTGCGTTGATTGCCGCTCGCCAGCATCTCCTGCAAGGTGCCGGCGACGTGCTGTACGGTCTGCCGCTTGGGGTATTCGTGACCGCAACTCGGGCAGAACGGCGCCGGCTTGTGAAGCGCTCGACAGTGCGGGCACTTCGTCAGCGCATCCTCAGGCTTGCTCTTCGGTTTGACCTTCTTCGGCTTTTTCTTGCCGTCGTCGAGCTCTAGCGCGCCGGTCTCGAAGAACTCGTTCATGTCTTCCCAGAAGCGCTCGCAGTTTCCGCTGTGATCCAGGATGATGAGTTCGGTCTTGCCGGTTTCCTGGCTCGTTCGAAGCCCGCGTCCCATCAGCTGAATGTGATCAGCGAGGGACTTCCGGAGCGGCCGCGCCATGATGACGACGCCGACGTCCGGCACGTCGAAGCCCTTCGTTGCCTTCGAGACCGTGATCAGCCCGCGAATGAACGAATCGGGCTTTCTGAACTCGCCGACGATCTCGTCGCACTCTTCCTCAGACTCTTTGCTGGTGTAGACGGCGCACTGGACGCCAGCCGCCATGAACTGGCGATGCAGCTCGCGTGCGTGGTCGACCGTGATCGCGCTGCAAATGAACTTCTTGCCGTTTCCGTGCTTCAGGTACTCGGCCACGCAGTCACCGACGACCTTCAGGGCCCGTTTTGTGGCTTCCTTTTGCTCCCACTCGCCCTTGCTCACCTTGACGCCTGCCATGTCCGGCTCGGACGGCGCGAAGATGCGGTACGGCACGAGCGCACCCTGCTCAATCAGGCGATTCGTGGTCTCGACGTTGATGAGTGCATCGTAGATTTTCCCCAAACCGGGGGTAAAGGGCGTTGCCGTCAGACCCAGGCCGCGGACATCGCCCTTGCCGAGACGCTCAGCGGTGATCTTGTGTACGGCGTGGCATTCGTCGACGGTGATCAGATCCGGCTCGGGCTCAGAAGGCCAGCCGCGGCGCATGAGCGTCTGCACCGAGCATATCTGCACGCGCTCGTACGGCCGGTAGCGCCAATGCTTTTGTTTGATGATGCCGTGGCCGATGCGGAACTCGTCGAAGGTGCCGCTCGTCTGCTCGACGAGGTTTTCCCGATCGACGACGAAATGAGAGTGCTTGCCGCGAGAGCTCGTCAGGTACGAGACGCACGCCGCGATGCGCGTCTTGCCGGAGCCCGTGGGGCTGCACAGCAACACGTTGCGCGCGCCGTTTTGGTACGCCTTCCGAACGCGCAGCACCGCATCAATCTGATACGGACGCAGCCCGAACTTATCGAAAGCCGCCTGCTCTTCAGGCGTGATCATTGCGCGGTCTCCTTCACGAGCTCGCGCACACGCGCCATCACATCGCGATCGTTCTTCACGCCGAGCAGTTCGCGCAACTCGGCGTATTGCCGGCCGAACCACTTCAACTGCTTTTCCCGGACGTCAGATCGCTCGCGCTCGGTCTTGAGCTGGTTCTCAGCATTCAGCAGCAACTGCATCTGCTTCATGAGCTCGTCGGCGCGATCGCCGGCCATCAGCGCATCGTTTTTGCGCTGCAGCTCGTCGATCTGCGTGTGCAGTCCGTTCAGGTAGGCTTCGAACTCCTCCTCATCGGCGGAGCCGGACTCCGCGCTGCGGTCGTCGCCATCGACCGCACCTGGTTCAGCCGGGCTACGGTCCGTGGAATCGGATTCCACCCGTTCGGTGTTTTTGACCGCGGACGGTGTAATCGGATTACGCTCGCCGGCATCGTCGGAGTGTGATTTAGTCACACTTTGGCCGGACACCGATGTGTCCTGAGAGTGTGACTTAGTCACACTTTCGGCTCGATCGCCATGCCGAACCCGGTTCACGAACTCGCGGCTAACGCCAATATGCTTCGCGATCGCTACGTCCGTCGCCTTTGACCATTCCGCGTCCGCCACCAGGCGCTCTACAGCTCGCCGCTTTTCATCTCGGCTCAAAGACAGCCCGTGCTTGTTGTCGCTGAGCGCGAAAATGATCGCGTCGCGCTTCGCGCCATCGCGAACGTCGCAGTCGATTTCACGGCGGCCGGCGCGATGAGCGGCTTCATAGCGGTGATAGCCGCTCGCCAGCCAGTAATGAAGACGGTCGAAAAAGACGACGAGTCGCGGAAACTGGGCGCCTTCGAGCATCGCAGCGGCATATTCTTCGACGCGCTCCTCATCAAGTGAGTCCCGTATCTGGATATCCGGATCGCCCTGGATCTCTTCGATTTTCAGGAAGCGAAAGCTCATACCAGCAGCCCCGCTTTAGCCAATGGGTGATCGCGGAATCGTTCGTACAGTCGCTTCGAAAACTCTTGGTAGAACGCCTCGCGAGCGACCTCGCATCGCGCCGAATCGTCGATGCCACGAGCCGCCAATTCGAATTGGCTATCGCGATAGATCCTGATTCCGGTCAGCCCATTCGGGCGCACGCGCTTACTGACAATCTCAGCCGCGAGCGCGCGAAACCGGCGTTCGACATCCGATTCGATGAGGTCTCGCTTCATCAGGCCGCCTCCAGTTCCAGAGCACGGATCAAGAACTCAGTCGCAGACGCCGGCAAAAGCCGATGGCAAAAGGCGAGCACGATGACTCGCTTGAGCATAGTTCTCATGCGAGCCTCAGGCTGCGTTTTGCGTTTCAGCGGGGGCGCGATAGGCGAGAGGATCGGCCAGCCACGCCAACACGTCCTCATTGCGGTACATCGAGCACGAGGCCGTCAGGCGGATTGGCCGGGGAGCGCGGCCAGCGTTGACCAGCTTGCGCCAACTCTCACGGCACATCGGAATGAACGGCGCGATTTGCGCCCACTTGGAGAGGCCGACCCGGGGGAGGATCGGCTCGGGGGATTGACCGGATTTGACCGGCTCCGCTTGCTTCTTCACGTTTCGCTCACCGTTGGTGTAGTTGGTGAGTGAATGCTATTAGCTCA